GCCATGGCTGCGAGACCTGTAGCGGCTTCAGGCGGCATACCCGGCGGTGGCGGTGCTGGGATATTCGGCGGTGCCATGGTGGGCTGTGGCGGTGCCATGCCGCCCTGCGGTGGCGGTGCCATGCCGGGCTGCTCCATCGGCAAGCCTTGCTGCTGGCCCATTTGCTGGCCTACGGGACCGGCGTCTGACGCTGGTCTCTCATCCTTCAGCATGTTCATCAGGTAGGGATTTGGCGTCGGTGTGATGCCCCAGTTCCTGTCGTCAGTCGGCAGAAGGATGTCGGCGACACGCGCCTCTGCTGCGTTGGTCTTCTGACGTGTCATGCCGATGAAGACGGTCGAGCGGTGCGGCTTTGCGCCCTGAGTCGTGACAGGGTAGCCCTGCTCGACGGAGGTCATCATCTGGCTGGCTGCCTTGTTGATGTTGTCCTTGCCGTTGTACTGATCCTCGTCCTCGATCCAGCGTTTGTCTACGCCATAGCTGTAGCGATCGCGAATCCACTCATCGCGCTGCTTGGCAAGCGAATGGCCAAACGTCTGGAGACGCTCTTCCATGCGCTCACGCTCGACCTCCGGGTCTTCGTTTTCGATCTCTACGTCGATCTGCTGTGGCTGTAATTCCATTGTGAGTCCTTAATAAACCGTCATCTTGGGCGAGGCATTGGCTGACGCCTGACCGGATTGAATTCCTTTTTGCGGTTGCATTTGCATGGCTGATTGCCCCGGCATCTGCACTGCTGGCGCAACAGGCGATGCGCTTGAACGCATCTGGCCGGCGATAAGGCCGCCCATGTTGGTCACCCCTTGTCCGTTGTTTTGGATGGCTTGCTGATTCTGCAAAGTCGAATAGGACGAAGTCAGCGATGGCGCAAGCGGGTTGTCGCTCTTTGGCATGACGTTCTGTGGCGATGTCATGCCGTTCATCATCTGGTTCGACATCTGGTTCGGGTTCAAGCTGTAGGGGTTGATGCCGGCCATTACTTTTTCTCCTTGCGTTTAACCGCTTCTTCATCCCACATGCGTTTCTCGTTGGCCCACTTCTCAGGCACAGAGAAGTAGCGATCGCCCATCTTGATGATGGCAGCGCCTCGCGCTCTCTCGCCTTCCTCGGCCTTGTCCCACGTCTCGTGGCCTTTGCCCTTCAAAACGATGTAGCTGTCAGGCGGCAGCTTGTACTTCTGCCGATCCTGTTTGCTGGCACGGGTGACTGAACCCCAGTGACCTTTGTTTTCGCCTGTGCCGGTCGGACCGAGGCCGCCTGCTTTGGCAGTGTCGTAATCGTAATCGGAACCTTCAGGATCGAACTTTGGCATTAATCATTCCCCTCGCGCTTGGCAGCTTCCTCATCCCACATACGTTTTTCTGCGTCAGGTGCCGCTCGATTTTTTAACGCTTCCAAATGATCGCTGCCTACTACGTAAACACCGCCCGGTTGGGACAACAAAAAATCCTGTCGCATCTCGTTGGCACGTTGCGCCATCTTTCCAGCAGCAGAAGTGTACTGCTCACCTTCATCTGGCCACATCAACTGTTCACCGGTACGCAAAAACTTTTCCACGTTTTCCGGCGTTGCCGGCGCTTTTGCCATATCGACGAAATCTATGCCATCTTGACTGGACTTTGACAAAAACTCACGCAGTGTTTTTTCGTCAAAGTTACGCCCCTTGAGCGGACTAACCGCGTCTTGAGCTGACATGACCGATTCAAAAATCGTCTTGTCTGGATTCGTTAATACCTTATCTTGCTGGTTGGCATCAACGTTGGTGAACAACGTATACAAAAATTCAGGCGGATGACCCTTTACCGTTTGGGCAAACTTATCGTCCCACGATCCAGCGTAAGCGTCTTTCGATCCAAACAAACCGCTGCTTTCCACATCGCCGCCGCTGCCTTCGTACCAAACACCAAACTTTTGCGCCACACGATCGAGTGCCTGTTTATCCGCTTCGCCTACCGTGTAGCGAGAACCATGCTCAACCCCAACAAAAGCTTTGTCGCCAAGTACAACAACCGGCGCTGGTTTACCAGCGTCTGGCTGGGGCTGCATCATCTCTTTGGCTAACAACCCCTTTGGGCTTTGTTCTTCTGCCATCTCAATACCCCATCTCACTGTCAAGTAAGCCGAACGACAGGACCGGTGCATTGCCTCGGGTCATCTTCGTTCTTGCTTCAGCCTCTGATTGCGTCTTGGCGTGACGGCGCATCATCATGGCGTATCGGGTTGCAGACAGCAAGTCGTCGGTCATCTTGACGATCATGCCGTCCTTGCGGTGGTACAGGCGGAACTCCTCGAACCACTCCTCCAGATGGGAGAACACACGCAAGCGCATGGTCTGCATGCGTGAGAGCATCTCGGCCACACCGGCCTCAACGCCATTGCTGCCATCCTCGAATGTGGCGCGGTCCTTCATCATGTTCAGGCCCTGTGCCTTGTACTGGGCAGCAAGCTGTTCGCCTGATCCCTTATCACGTTGCAAGCCGTCATGCGGCCAAGCGACTGGCACCCAGTCGCCGCGTGCCTTGATGCCGGCGGCGTGGATCACGATCGATTGGTCCTTGACCCGGTAGCAGTCAGTCACGTACAGCACATCGGCGTCACGGTCCCATGCCATCCAAACCACAGCGGTCGGGTGGTCGATACCGAAGTCCAGACCAACAATGCGTGGCCAGTGTGGCGGGATCGGGAAAGCGGTTGTCTTGATCGCGTCTTCGGCGATCGGGAACACACGTCCACTGCCCAGAATCGGGATGCCCTTCGCACGGGCTTCGCGCTCATGCTCTGGGTAGCTGGCGATGATCGCATCGCGCTGCTCTTGGGTGTAGTGGTCTGCGTCGTTGATCGTCATCGTCGTGACGGTCGAACTTGCAGGCTTGTCCAGCAGGAACCGCTTCACCACCTCGGACATGCCGAGAAGTGGCGTGAAGGTCACGAACACCAGACCGCCGGTTGCGTTGGTACGTGTCAAGCCTTCGGAGTAGATCGACAGCGGTGGTTCCTCGTCGAACCAAACGTAGTCAACCGTATCGGCCTGCCACTTCGTGCGACCTTGGTCGTAGCTGTTGAACTGGATCACGCTGTCCTCGCCACAGACGTGACGAACGACAATGCTCGACACCGCATCAGCGACCCCGTGCTTCATGCTGGTGTCGCGCAGGTTCGCATGCGGGATCGCACCGGTGCCCCACTCTTCCCTGATCTCTGGTGGACCCAGCAGCAGACGCTGCACACCCTTGCGAGTCAATTCAGCAGACTCGGACCCGACCATGCCGCGTGTTGCGTAGTTGAACCGCTTGCCAGTCCACCAGCTCGGGTAGATGCCGGTCGCGTGCATGGCGACCTCGAATGCACCTGCCCATGTCTTGCCGAGCTGGTTGCCTGCCATGAACAGACGTTCGCGAAACTCAGAGCCAACGTCGTGGAACTCCATCTGCTTGGCATAGGGCGCATAAGCTGCCAGCTTGTTTCGCTTGGCTCTGATGTCTTTGAGGCGCAGCAGCTCGTACAGCTCCCGCTTCTCGGCATCATCCAGCTTCGACAGATTCATGCCGGCGAGATTCATTTCATTACCTTTTGCAGCAAAGAACTCAGCCGCTGGTCAAGCTGTTCGCTGGTCAACTCCAGACTGCCGGACATCTTGACCTCGATCGCTTTGAGCTTGGGCTGCGTGTAGTTCAGAATCTCGGACAGCATGCGAACACGCACGTCAGCATCGAGGTCATACCGACGTGCCTGTTGACCCGTGACCGGGTCCATGACTGCTTCGCCGTTCTCATCGACCAGTGGCCGGCCTTTGAGAATGCGTGCGAACTCGACCGCTGGGTCGAGACCCTCTTCGACCAGTGCCTCGGATACGGCCATGAGGTTGATCTTCAGCGGTCGTTTGCTGCTCTTGTTCGTTGGATAGCTGCGACCGACCTTTGGCCCATGCGTCATCAAGTCTTCTGACGACGCGAGCTTCGGCGGTGCGCCATTCAGTTCAGCGAGTCTCTTTGCTCCGCTTGCCATCAGGTTCTTCCCATCGCCTTGCGAACAAGGCCCGTCTTGGCCGTCTTCGCTGATTCCTCGAAGTCGGCTTTAGACGGGGCACCCTTGCTGCCGGGTTTGCGCATGCGTTCGCCCGAACCGCCAGCAATCCGTTCGCGCTTTGCGTTGATGTTTGCGTAGAGGCCGGGCTTGTTCATGATTACACCTTGCCGGGGATTTCACCGCCTTGAAAGCCGGGGATGTTGCCCTTCATGCCGCCACCCTGCTTGGACTGAGTGGTGTTCATGCCGGGCATGGGGACCGAAACCTTGCCGGGGATTTCGCCCTTGCCTTGGGTCTGATTGCCGCCGCCGCCAATTGGCGCACCGGATTTCAGTTTTTCGCCGACTGCACGCATGGTGTTGCGGCTTTCTGGGTTTGAGTAGTTTTGCATGTGAATCTCCTTATCGCATCATGTTGGGGTTCATTGGGCGTTTTGCTGCTTCTTCGTTCCACATGGATTCCTGATCGGCTTCCATCTCTTCGTCCATCTCCTGATCCATGATCAGGCCCTTGACGGCTTGCATCGCGTCCTCGACGTTGTCGAACTCCATTGTTTCCATTTCTTCGTCGGGACTCTCGGCCATAACGGAAACGCGCCCGTCATCGGCAACTTCGATTGTGATTCGTTCCATTACGGCGCTCCTGTGAATGTGAAAAAAGCCGCTGAAGTGAGCGGCTTTTGTGGCGAGATGCGAGAAAAATGCGGACGCACCCCTGCCCAAAAAATTGTAAATTTCATTTTTGATAGCGTCAAGCGGTATTTTCCAACTTTTTTTCAACCCGACGAAAACTTCCTACTTTTTGTAGTGTTGCATAAATACAACAGACTTTTTGAATTATTTTAGATTGGATGCTTGACATGACATGTTAAGTAAAGCATTATTGGAACCGTAGTAGATGCAGTCAGTAGCGCCGCGAAGGAACCAGCGGGATACAAAAAGGGAACCACCGGAGTTCTGATCTAGGCGTGATGAGCG